ACAGGCACAGGCTAATCAAGATATTTCTTCTGTATCTCGTTACTTGCAGTTAGTGGGTGGCACATTCGGGCCAGAGGTTTTAAATCTTCTGATTAGGTCTGATGATGTTGCTGTTTATCTTGCTAAGAAGTTTGGTGTACCAGACAGCTTGGTAAGAGATGGGGTGGAGCGCGAACAGTTAATGCAAGCGGCACAACAAATGGCTCAACAACAGCAACAGGCAAATGTCGAAACACCTAGGACTTGACGGGTTTCCTCGCCCCAAAGCAGAGGATGAACAAATATCTCAAAACATACACGCACTGTTTAGAACGCCAAGCGGCGTTCAAGTGCTAAAATATTTGCGCTCTATCACCATTGAAGCCGTCACTGGTGGGGGCGCATCTGACGCTGAGCTTAGACATCTTGAAGGTCAGCGTTTTCTTGTAGGTCTTATTGAAAGACGAGTTCAACACGGCGAGAAGGTAAAATCAAATGAGTGAAGCAGATAATGTAGAAGTTGCAGTAGAAGCAACAGAAGCACCTGCCAGACCAGAATGGTTGCCAGAAAAATTTAACACACCAGAAGATTTGGCATCTTCTTATTCACAACTTGAAAGCAAGCTTGGCACATCACAAGACGAGATGCGTCAACAGCTTATTGAAGAGTTTGAAAAAACAGCAATAGAAGGCAGACCTGACACTGCTGGTGATTATCTTGTACCAGAAGGGTTAGATGAAAATCTTGTAAATGATAATGAGCTATTTCAATGGTGGGCTAACCACGCATTTGAAAATGCTTATAGTCAGGAAGAGTTTGAGCAGGGCATCAATATGTATGCACAAGCTTTAAATGCCAATCAGCCAGACCTTGATGCAGAAAAAACAGCACTAGGTGAAAATGCTGATGCCCGTATTGAAGCTGTTGATTTATGGTCGCAAAAGTTTTTCCCAGAAGAATATCAAGATGCAATTTTAGGCTTGGGTGCTAGCGCCAAAGGTATAGAAGCACTTGAGTTTTTAATGAGCCAGATGAGTGCCAGTTCTATGGCAGGCAACACAGGCGCAATCCAACCTCTCAATGAAGGCGATTTGCAATCAATGATGAAGGATGAGCGTTATTGGAATCCAGCAAAGAGGGATAACGCTTATGTCCAAAAAGTCCAAGAAGGGTTTTCCAAACTCTACCGCTGATGCATTCCATGTTGATGGTGATGCTAAAATTGTAAAAGCAACTATTGAACATGCTGGTTATCTACAGCATCGGTTGCGACCATCAGATGTGCGTGAATGTATGATACACGCCTCAACACCGTGGAGGGCGCTACATGCTCCTCTGCGGTATAAGGGTGCATATACTTGGACAGGCTTATGGAAGGATGAGCCTGTATGCATGTTTGGTGTTGTTCCATTTATGGAAACAGATGATTTTGCTGGCGCAACTATTTGGATGCTTGGCTCTGATGTTATAGATGGAAACATTCGCCCTTTCTTACGCAATTCAAAACTAATGTGTGATTGGATTGCAGAGCGTTACGACCTCATAGAAAACGTAGTTCCTATCGACCACAACAAAACTCTTAAGTGGTTGGATTGGTTGGGTTTTGCTTTTGGAGAAGAAGCAACAATTGTAAATGGCTATTCATGTGTGCGTTTTGTGCGTTGCGATGAAGCGATTGAAGTGAGATTCCAATAGCATACAGCCTGTTTCTAACTGACAGCCCTGCGGGATAACTGATTGAAGAGCGAAACGGACAACTGTGCGTAGTGTAAATTTCATTTATAAGGAACTGAAAAATGGCGAATACTATTGATATAGCCTTCATTAAACAGTTCGAATCTGAAGTTCACATGGCTTATCAGCGTATGGGTTCTAAACTCCGTAATACTGTACGCACTGTTGGTAATGTCCGTGGTAGCGTTGTTCGCTTTCAGAAAATCGGTTCGGGCGCTGCTTCAACCAAAACTCGTAACGGCGATGTCACCGCTATGGAGCTTGTGCATACAAATGTAGAAGCAACAATGGCAGACTTCTATGCCGCAGAATACATCGACAAGCTTGATGAATTAAAAATCAATATCGATGAGCGTCAGGCAGTGGCACAATCAGCCGCCGCCGCATTGGGTCGTAAGACTGATGACCTCATCTACACTGCTATGGACGCAGGTGCTAACGCAACACAGATTAATTCGACTGCGGCGGCAGTTGATAAAGCAGACTTGCTCACTCTGTTTGAAACATTTGGCACTGCCGACCTTCCAGAAGATGGTCAGCGTTACTTAGCAATGTCACCTGCTGGTTATGCAGATCTGTTTAACATCAACGAATTTGCATCAAGCGATTTCGTAGGTGAGCAGAACTTGCCTTATGCTGGCGGTATGACAATGAAGGAATTCTTGGGCTTCAAGATTTTCTCAACATCAGCAGTAACTGCTGGTAAGAACATTGCTTACCACACATCTGCTATGGGCTTGGGCATCAACTCAGATGTTCAAACTGAGATTAATTATGTGCCTCAGAAAGCCGCACACCTTGCTACTTCTATGATGTCAATGGGTGCTGTTGTTATTGATGACAACGGTATCTATGAAGTCTTAGATAATAACTAAGGGATTGGGGGGCTTCGGCCCCCCATTACCAGATGTCAACGGTAGCAAACTCAGGAATAGATATAGCGTCACGCGGATTGATATTGATTGGCGCAGAGCCAATTACATCATTTACTGCTGACAGCACCGAGGCTCTTGTAGCCTCTAACTTGTATGAAGATACAGTGCGCACTGCGCTGTGTGCTTCACGCTGGCGTTTTGCTACAAATCAGCAATCGCTAAATAAACTTTCTGCTACTCCAACGGGGCGATTTGATGTTGCTCACCAATTGCCACATGACTTGCTTATGTTACATGCGGTGACGATAGAAGATAACTTAATTGAATACACAATTTATGGTGACAAACTTTATCACAATGTCAGCACAAATAATGATGTAGTTGCTGATTATACTTTTAGAGCGCTTGAGCAAGACTTTCCTAGCTACTTTACATTGGCTGTTGAATATTCGCTTGCCGCATCCTTTGCGCTGGCTATTGCAAGAGATGAAGCAATGGCAGGCATGATGGAGCGTAAAGCATTGCAGTTAATGCAACAGGCAAAGACACTTGATTCCCAGCAACAAACAACACGCAGATTAGTGACATCGAGGTTTATTTCTGAAAGGCGAAGCTGATGCCGCGCATTCGTGTACCGCTAAATAACTTTGCTTTTGGAGAAATTAATCCATCGCTTACTTCTCGCGTAGATAGTCCTGTCTACACGCAAGCTGGCGAATCTGTAAAAAACTTTTTTATACGTGCAGAAGGTGGTGTAATTAAACGCCCAGCTACTAAGCGGCTGTATAATTTTAGCCACACTTACGACAGTAGTTTAATTCAACAGATACGCATTGAGCCTTTTGTTTTTTCTGATGACGAGAAATACATTGTCGCTTTCTCTAGTGGTCAACTTGATATCTTCCGCATCATCGCCTCAACGAATGTGGTTTCCCACATTCAAACAATTACTACTGATGTGGATGGCAACGCTCTTCCTATTACCAATACCAATCTTAATCAGTTTACGTATGCACAGCGGGGAGATTTTATGTTCCTCGCTCACACATCTTTCTTGTGCAGAATGTTGGTTAGAACTGGCCTTACTACTTTTGAAGTAAGACTGTTTGATTTTGATACATCAATTGATGGCAATAGAACTCTACAGCCATATTATAACTTTCAGTCATCAAGTGTAACATTGTCATCAAGTGCCACTAGCGGCAATGGCGTTACATTAACTTCTAGCGCGTCATATTTTACAGCTAATCATGTTGGCATTAAAATTTTAATTGGTGATGCAGAAGCAGAGATAAAAACATTTACAAGCGGAACATCTGTAACAGCAGATATTCTTGGCACGTTAAAAGCACAGTTAGATGTTGATGCTATTCAAACAAAGAATGGTTCAAACAAGATAGAAATAACACATGCATTGCATGGTTTGTCATCAGGTGCATCTGTTACAATTGCAGACGCAGGTGGTGTTGGCGGTATCTCAGCTTCTAATATCAATGGCTCACGCACAATAAGCCGCGTCATAAACAAAAATGTATATGAAGTAACCGCAGGTGCGAGTGCAACATCAGAAGCCATTGGCGGCGGTTCACCCACCATTGAAAGTAGCGCGGCTACAACTGAATGGTATGAGCAATCTTATTCGTCTCTCAGAGGCTTCCCTGCGGCTGTAACCTTCCATGAAGATAGATTGTGGTTTGGTGGCACACCATCGCAACCAGACGGGCTCTGGGGGTCAGCAACAGGGGAATATTTTAACTTTGATTTAGGTGATGCAGAAGATAATGACGCGCTTGATTTGGATGCAAACATTGGTGCAACTAATCAAATACGTCACCTTGTTTCTAATCGTGATTTACAAGTCTTTGCCTCTCGCGCAGAATTTTATCTACCCTCTTTTGCAGAGAAAGCTTTAACGCCAGAGAACGCAAAGATATCTTCACAGACACCATTTGGCACTGGCTTTGTTAGACCGCAATCATTAGATGGTGCAACTATGTTTGTGCAATCTACTGGCACAGCAGTTCGTGAATATATTTATTCTGATGCAGAGGGTGCTTACACAGGCAACATGATATCTCTGTTGTCATCACATCTTATCGTTGCACCAATACAACTTGCTACCGTAAAAGGTTCATTGGAAAGACCCGGTGCGTATGGTTTCTTCTTGATGAATAATGGTGAGATTGGTGTTTATTACAGCATTAGAAGTGAGAAGCGTGCTGGTTGGATGCGCTGGGAAACAGCAGGTAAGTTTCATTCTATCTGTTCTGTTGAAGAAGATTTGTATGTTGTAAGTGTAAGAGATGATGGTTCTGGCACAGATAAGTTATACTTAGAGCGTTTTCAAACAGACATGGATATGGATTTCTGTGATGAGTTTACTGGCTCTAATGGTGTATTTACTGTAAGCGCTCACTTTGCAAATGGTGCTGTTGTAGATGTAACAGATGGTGATGATTATCTGGGGCAGTTTACAGTATCAGGTGGGCAGTTGGATGTAAGCGGTGTAAAGGCAAGCACAAGCATTCAAGCTGGATATAAGTTTGTTCCAGAATTAAAAACACTGCCGATAGATGGTCAGGTGCAGGGCGGCTTCCTGACTGCACGCCCACGGCGTATATCAATGGTTGATTTGGATTTGAACGACACATTAAGCGTATCTGTCAATGGAACAGATATGACAATTCGTAATGTTAATTTTACGATAGGCGGCAGTGTGCAAAGAATATCAGGCAAGAAAGAGTTTCGCCCTCTTGGATATAGCAAAGACCCTAGAGTAACGATATCGCAAAGCGCTCCATTGCCCTTGCAGATTAATGGTTTGATAGCAGAGGTGGCTTTCTAATGTTGAATTTTTTAGCAATGAGCAATCCAGCGTTTATGATAGCAGGCGCAGGCTTGTCTATATACGGTTCTTTGCAAGCTGGTAAAGCAGAGCAACAGCGTCAAAAAGCTATTGCCGCGCAACAAGAACAGAACGCAAAGTTTGAACAGTTATCTGCTATGCAGGCACATAACGAAAGACAAGATAGACTAGCTACTTTGATTGGTATGAACGAAACATCAAGGGCTGTAAACAATCGTGGCTCGAATGACCGTTCTATTGCGGCGTTGAGTAAAGCAGAAAGAAAGAGATCTGCAACGACTGATGGTAGAGCAAGAACACAAAGCATGCTGACAATAAGCAGAACAAAGTTTGCCGCCGCAGATGCAAGAGCCAGCGGCAATCAAGCTATGAGAAGTGCCTTATTTCAATCTGTGAATACAGGCATACAAGCTTATGATAGAATTAGTCAGGTGTCATAATGGCAGAAATAAAAAGATTACAATCACAACAAGTATTTAATAAGCCTATTGGCATTGTTCAGCCATCTACTTCTGCTGTAGAAGCAGGGCGTAACTTAGAACGTTTGGGTTCTCAAATGATGCAACGTGCATTTGAGGCTGAGGTTGATGTTCAGAAACAAAAAGGTATAGATGCCGCGCGTGGCTTTGCGGCTACGAATACTGATGGAGAAATAGTCTATCGCAAGCTTCCGCAAGGCTTATCAAAAATTGCGCAAAGAGAAGCACAGCCAATCATAGATAAAAAATATAGTGCTGCTCTTTTATCTGACATGAAGGCAGAGGCTAAAAAACTTCGCGCAGATTTTGACAAAGACCCTGATGGTTTTGACAATGCTTTTTCTGCTTATGTAAAGAAAACAGCAGAGCTTACAGACCCACGTTATAAAGCTATTGCAATAGACGTTGGCGCTGAAATAGCAGGTCAAAATACTGCTGATATATATGCTGATAAAGCCGAAGCTGATGATGCACAAGACTACAAAAATATGTTTGATGCCATCGAAGCGGCTGGGCAAGACCTTGAAGCTTTCATCAATGCTGGTGCGCCCATAAATGATGGCAGTGTTGCTCATGCAAAATTTATGAATACCATGCGTGAGATTGATGAGCTTGTTGACTTGCATGGTGATCGCATGTCTGTAACGCAAGCAAGAAACATGAGAACAAATCTTAAACGTCAATATGGCGGCGCTATGGCTAGCTCTGTTGTTGCTAAGTTACAAGCCTTGCCAGAGTTCCAAGACCCTGCTTTTGGCGCTGATATGGCGGCTAATGTTATCAATGCACTTGAACAAGTTTATCGTTCTGGTTCAATAGATGCTATTGAGCCTGCTGTTATGAAGCATTTAACTGATGCTGGTTTTAGTGAGCGCATGATATCTGGTGATGTATTTGATGCTGAAAGCAGGCGTGTTATTGCTGGCGATATATCGGTTATGGAAAATAATTTTCAAGAAAGGTTAGTCGCAACAAAAGATAAAAACAGAGCAGATGCAACACTATCTATGCTGAATGATGGGTTCTTAGTTTCCAAAGATGATATGGATAATTTGTTTGCTCAAGAAGGCATAAGAGATGTTGAAAGCCTAATGAATAATTTAGGCAACATCTTAAACCCTGCTAATGCAAGTACAAAACCTATAAGAAATATACTTCTACATTCTAATAGCGACCTTCCAACAGTAGTTCAAAATTTATTTTCTACTGACAATCTTGAGAAGCTTGCTAATACAGGTCAGCTTCCGATTGCCATGAATTTGTATCGCCAAGCTACTAAGCGCATGAACAAAGATGGTAGCGGTGCAAACACTGTCACCAGAGGTGTATCTGATAATGTTATTGTTGAGATGGAAGCGTTAAGCGCTTATCGCAATAGCGTTAAAGAAGTAAGCTTTGAGGAGTATTATCAACGCAGGGGAGAGCTTGCACGCAATCCACAGCGTAAAGAAATCTTGAACGCCAAGCTTGGTAAGAATGGCGATAAGCAAATTAAAATAGCTGACTTTGTTAATGACCAATTAGACAGCGATGCCTCACCTGAAGAGGCCGCATATTATATGCAGTATGCAGAAGATTTAGTTCTTATGCATGGCAAAGAATTGGCAGGTGATATATTACATGAATCTTCTAAAAGAGTATTTATGAAGTCACCTTTTATTATGGGTGAGGGGCGCTCACGTTTTGCGCCAGAAAAAGCATTCCCGAGCCGCACTGATATGGATATTTTTGAAGTGCATACACAAGGCTTGTTAGATACTGCCGATGGTGATTATACGCTCGGCGAGAACGCTTTTCTTATTCCAGACCCGAGACATGGTGTGGTTAATCCTGTTTACATGATTGTTGATGAAAACAAAATGCCTATAATGTCTGGCTCAGAGCCTTTGTTTGCCAGCGGTCAAGCTGTTGTTGAACAGCGCATGAATATGAAAAACCAAACCGAAGAACAGCTACGAAAAAAGATGCGTGAAGAACAACAGCGCAGATTAGGTTTCAGTGAAATCAAAAATAAAGAGCGCCCACAAGGCCGCATTAATCAAACGCAGGGTGATTTACTTGACGAAATAGCGGGTAGAAAATGATAGACCTCAATCAGCGAGACTTCTTTATATCTGTTCCAGATGATATGCGCTATCAAGCGCCTGCTGGTTTTTGGGAAGGCGTTGCCGCTACATCTGCATATAACAACATGCCGCTTGTTGAATCTGTGCGAGAAGAAATGATGTTTGGTTCACGCGCTAGAGATGCTTCATTTGACCCTGTAGATGTTATAGATGATGAGTATCTACCTTACTATGAAGAGTTTGTAAGAGCTAAAGACCAAGAGCATTTTGACTTTATAAAACAGCGCGTTGACAATGAACGGCGGCGCAAGCAAACAATGTCGGATGCAAGTTTTGCATCGCAGATAGTTGGCGGTATGGCTGACCCTTTATTCTTTACTGCATTTATACCTGCGTTAAATGTTGTGTCGTTGAGTGGCGGTATAGCGCGTAGTGCATATAACTTTGGGAAAATAGGTGCGGCTTATGGAGTTGCATCAGAAGCACGCCGCGCTCCTTTTGCGCAAACAGATGACCCATTTGAAAGCACACAGAATATTGCAAGCGCTACAGTGTTTAGTGCATTCTTTGGCGGCGCACTTAAAGGTGCTACTTATACAGCGCCTTTCTTTAAATCATCTGCTAACAAAGTAAACCGTATAGCAAGGGGTGAAGAAGTACCCCCTTTATTCACCGATGAGAATACAGGCAAGCCTACATTAGTTGGTGATAACGAAAAGTTTGACGTAAAAGTTTACAATCCTTTTGGCTCTTACTTTCAGCGTGCGTTATCTAATCCTAATATTCCCGCTGGCGTTAAAGAAAAAATGTTGAGGTATACTTACAATTCTTCTGTTGGTTTAAAGGGTGCTGGTGATACTACAGCGCCGCAATCTGTTATTCAAATGGCGCAAACCTATGAAGGGTTGGCGCATGAATATATGAAGAAGTTTTCTGACTTGCATAGAATGCAAGTTGATGGTCATAAGCAAGCTCGTTTCCTTGGCGCTGACACACAAGAGATGACATTTAGAACTGGTGACTTTAATGATTGGTTTGAAGATACTGTAACGCGCTATATGCAACAGGATAATCCAAACCCTACTATTTCTAGAAAAGCACTTGATGGCGCTACCAAAGAACAGAAGCAAGCTTTTAAAGAGTTTGATACATTCTTTAAAGCGTTTGATGAAGATGCACGTTATGTTGGCGTGTTGCGTGATGATGCGCGTATCAAAGCAGACATGGCAAAGTTGCAAAAACTTGTTGATGAAAAAGCAGCCAAACTTGCTAATTTAGAAGATTCCATGAAAGCCAAAGGCGGTGCTACATCAAAGCAAGCAAAGATGCGTAACGACTTAGATGGAGAAATGGCTGGCTTAAGAACAAGACTTGATGAGTTGCAAGGCGTTCTTGATACACCAACGCGCAAATCATTTAGGTTTGCTATGTATTATAACAAGCTTTTACTTAGCGGTGATGATGCGGCAAGAGCAAAATTTACGCAAACTTTAGTAGACCATTACACTCAAAAGGGTTTGCCTAATCCTAAAGAAAGCGCAGATATGACGGTTGCTCGCATTCTTGAGGAAGCGGCAGAGGAGTTAGAAGATGCAAGAGCAACTGGCAAAGCTGGTAGTGCAAAGCATTTAAAGCATCGCAAGACAGATTTAGAAGAGTGGCAGGTAGAAGAGTTTTTAGTTAAAACGCCTGATGTGTTTCACACTTACGCACAACAGATGGGCAGGCGCATTGAGCATGCTAGAGCATTTGATGGCAAGAACATTGATGAAATCTTAGAAGAAGTAACAGATGAAATGGTAAAGGCTCGTATGTCTGCTGAAGAAATTGCAGAGGTGCGTGCTGGTTTTGTAGGTGAGCATGACCGCGTAATGGGCGCACTTTCGCGCTCTCCTGATAGATATGATAATCAGCTATCTAAGTTTTTAAAAAACTATGCTGGTTGGGCGTATCTAGGCGGTGCTGGTATTTCTGCTGTTACAGATGCAGGCACTATTGTTTTAGCGCATGGCTACAGAGATGTGTATCGTGCGGCGGCGGCGGCATTGAATGATAGGTCTGTTGGTAAAGTATTAACTGAAATGCAAAATGGTGGTGCGGCTCTTGATATGATCCGCAACTTTGCTCAGCAGAAATTACTCGGCGATACAATGAAGCGGGTACAGCCGAACAAGCTTGAGCAAGTGCAAGAGGTTGGCAATCGTATTATGTATACAGCTAACGGTCTTGGCCCACTTACAACTATATTTAAATTTGCAGATGGTCTTTTAACCAATGATAAATTTTATCGTCTTTCTAAAAAGATGGCAGATGGTAAACGCCTATCTCGTTATGACCAAGAATATTTAAATCGCTATGGTATTGATGATGAGCTAGCAAAATATGTTTCTGATATGCCATTTGAAAAAGCAGAAGGCAGTAACTTTTTTTTAGCAAACACAGACAACTGGCCTAACAAAACACCACAAGAACGTTTGTTAAAACGCAGATATCAAGCGGCAGTTACAGCCCACTCTGATAACTCTGTTGTTATGGGGCAAGCTTTCGACCGCCCATTAATTATGGATGGTGTTACTTATGTTAAAGACAATCCAGCCTTTGCTGGCATGCGCAAGATATATCCTAACTTGTTTGCTATTGATAAGAAGGCATCTTATGGCGGGGTGAATATGGTGCGTATAGAAAGCGGTTTAATGACATTGCCGTTTACTTTTATGAACTTTGTGTTTGGCGCAAACAATAAAATCTTAGGTGCTATGTTAGACCCTGCAAGGCGCAATAGAATACAAGGTGCAACAGCTTTAATTGCGCTGTCTTATTTGTCTTTTGAAATCAAATCTAGTTTAGGCATGGCAAGCTGGTGGGATAGAGAAAGCGAATCTCCTGACATTATTGCGCGTGTAATTGACCACTCTGGTTTAATGGGTATTTATGGTGACTTAGGTTATATGGGCTTGGCTGTTGCTGGTAATTTTGCAAACAAACCAGAGGACTTTTTTATTGAACCAAAGTTTGTAAGCCCAGATAGAGAAGATAGATTGGTAGATGGTTTGATAACACCATTTGGTGCGCCTGTTGATTTAGGCGTTGGTTTTTATAGAGCCGCCAATGATTTAATTAACGGAAATATAAGTGATGGCGCAAATGAAATCAGACGCAATCTGCCGTTTGTTGGCCTGCCATTTATTCGTGATGATGTTAAAGAGCTAACCAATACCATAAGCCGCTACTAATTGTGCGTGGCATACTGCATTAGTGCATGATAAGGGGATAAAATGACTATTAACCTTGCAGATAATGATCCAAGAGTTTCTTATGCCGTTGCGGCTGGTGCAACGCAATCGTCTTTTACTGTGTCGTTTGAGTTCTTCGCTGATGCGGATTTAAATGTTTATGTAGATGGCACTCTTAAAACATTAACAACTGATTACACAGTAACAGGCGGGTCTGGTTCTACTGGTTCTATAGCTATATCTGTCACTGGCGCGTCTGGTGGTTCAACGGTTGTTATTACACGCTCGATTGCATTAGAGCGTACAACAGACTTCCCATCATCAGGCCCGTTTGATATCTCATCACTCAATGAAGAGCTAGATAAATTTATATCTATTGCAGGTGACTTAAAAGATAAATCTGACCGCGCTTTGCAACTGACAGATTTTGATACAAATGTGTCTCTTACATTGCCTGATGTAAATACACGCAAAGGCACAGTGTTGGCATTTGATTCAGTTACAGGTGCGGTAGTAGCTGGGCCACAAACAGGCAATGTCAATACTATTGCGGCTATAGCAACAGACATTGCAAACTTGGCTGACATTGAAGATGGTACTGTAGCTACAGATGCTATTAGCGACACAGCCGCTATTGCATCAAATGTAACTACTGTTGCTGGCATATCAAGCAACGTCACTACTGTTGCTAGTATATCTTCAGATGTAACTGCTGTTGCCGCAGACGCTACAGATATTGGCACAGTGGCTACTGATATTGCGAATGTGAATACTGTTAGCACTGATATTGTAAACGTAAATGCTGTTGCTAATAATGCAAGTAATATAAATGCTGTTGCTGGCAACGCTTCTAATATTAATACTGTTTCTAGTAATATTGCTAATATTAACGGCGTAAATTCAAATGCCTCCAACATAAACACTGTTGCTGGCAATGATGCCAACATTACAACGGTTGCAGGCATTTCTGCTAATGTGACTACTGTAGCTGGCATCTCTGCAAATGTGACAACCGTTGCAGGTGACAGTGCAGATATTGGAACTTTGTCTGCAATTTCTTCTGATATTACGAGTTTGGCTAATGCGTTGGGTGCAAGTACCACCTATGTTGTTACTGTTGTTGGTGGTATTTATTATCTTGGTGGTGTTGCAAATCCTGTTCTGACATTTGATAGAGGCAATACTTATATATTTGATTTGTCTGATAGCAGTAACACTGGTCATCCTTTAGCATTTAAAGATGGTTCTGGTAATAGCTATACTACTGGTGTGACAACCACTGGCACAGCAGGCTCATCAGGCGCACAGGTGCAGATTGATGTTGACAATGCCGCCCCTGCTTCTTTGCGATATTATTGTACAGTTCATGGCAATGGCATGGGCAATACAATTACAGTTGTAAACTCAAATCTTGCTCTTGTAGCTTCCAACATTACAAGCGTTAATTCTGTTGCTGGAAATGCAACTAATATAAATACAGCGGCAACAAATATTTCTGGTATTAATACAGCCGCAAACAGTATTTCTGCTATTAACGATTTTAATGATATCTTTACTGCGAGTGCTTCTGCACCATCTTCACCAAGCGAAGGTGACCTGTGGTATGACACTACTAACTCTTCACTAAAAGTTTATGTATCTGGCTCATTTCAAGTTGCTGGTGCTTATCTGCAAGGTTTGACATCAACGCATGTGTTTACGGCTACAGCGGCACAGACAACTTTCACAACAGATGATGCTGGCAATACAATGAGTATTTTTGCCAATGGCAATACATTGGTATTTTTAAATGGTATTCGTTTAATTGAAGGCACAAGTTCTTCAAATGATTATTATATAAGCGGCAACAATGTAATCTTAAATAGCGGTGCGGCTGTTGGTGACATGGTTTATGTTGAGGTGTTTACAAAAGTAAGCACAACACAAGAGGCCAGCTTAAACAGTCTAGTATCACAAGCGCAAACATCGGCTACAAATGCGGCAACCAGTGAAACAAATGCCGCAACCAGCGCATCTAATGCATCCACCTCAGAAACGAATGCATCTTCATCAGCCTCTTCTGCATCAACATCTGCCGCAACTGCGACATCACAGGCATCAGCGGCTTCTACATCTGCTTCTAATGCCGCAACTTCAGAATCAAATGCGGCTTCATCAGCTACAGCGGCGGCGGCATCTGCAAACCAAGCGGCGGCATCTGCTGGTGGTGGAACGCTAAAGATAAGCGGTAATGATACAACAGCAGATGTTTTGGAAAACAAACTCGTAGCTGGTACTGGCGTTACCTTTACCAAAAATAATTCAGGCGCGAATGAAACGATATCAGTAGCGGTTAATCCATTCTCTTTAACAGAGAGCAATGCAACCGCAACTGCCGCGCAAACATCATTTAGCGTTACCTATACTGCTGGTTTAATACAGGTATTTATGAATGGTGTTAAATTAATTTCTGGTTCTGATTTTACAGCTACCAATGGTACATCTGTTGTTTTGTCAAGCGGTGCGGCGGCTGGTGATGTACTTGAGTTCGTGGTCTTTGGATAGGAGTAGATAATGACAAAGGCAAGACAAATGGCTGACCTCATTGATAATAACGGTGATGTTAAATTAGCCAATTTAGATAATGTAGCCGCATTCCCTACAAATTGGGATGCAACTCTTGATGGTTCAGACATGGTGTTTAGATACAACAGCACTGAAGTTTTCAAGATTACAACTGGTGGTGCAGTTATTGCACTAGATGATATAACAGCTTTTGGAACTCCATAATGGCTATAGCGGCATCAGGTGCAGTAAGTTTTTCCGACCTACGTTCTGAATTTGTAGGCGGTTCTTCTGCTATATCTTATTCAGATTTGTATCGTGGCGGCTCAAACATAAGAGCTAAAGCCGCAAACAACACTGGTGTAAACTTAGCCGCATCTGTTCCAACAAGCGGCACAATAAACATGACTAATTTTAGAAGCCAAGCTAAAGGATTTAGGTTTACTTTTTCTGCTACAGCTACAGACCAAGACGCATCAGCTTTGTTTGGTTCTGACTATGGCGTTAACTATCCCAAAGAAATTGTTGTTGATAGCGGTGTTGAGTTAGGCGCAACCAGCACATCAGAAGAAGCTCTTGAGATTGATAGCGGTGGTGCTGGTACAATTACTGTTACTAACAATGGTACTCTCACTGGTGCTGGTGGTGCGGCTGGTGCAGATGGCGGTGATGCATTTGAAGCGGCTGTGAACTGCACGTTTGTGAACAACGGTACTATTAGGGCTGGTGGTGGCGGTGGTGGCGTTGGTGGTGGTGGTAGCTATTCATCCAACACTGCTCAACGAGGGATGCCAGACTTTTGGGGGGTGGGTGATCCTGGTCACAATATTCAGATCCGCTGGTATGGCGTTCGTGTAGTATATACAGGACACCCAAACTACCTTGCAACTATTCAAGCTGGTGTTTGGGGATCTTATCGAAGGGGTAGCAGTCAGTCTGCTCACAATGGCGGGGGTTGGTCTTACTCCAAGGTTTACCAAGTTGTCACTAATTATTCAAATGGCGGTGCTGGCGGTGTAGGTGCTGGATATAATCAATCTGCTGGTACTGGTGCTGGTGGTGGAACTAACGCTGGCACTGGTGGCACTGGTGGCTCATTTGGGGCATCAGGCTCAACGGGAGCAAATGGCAATAGCAGTAACGGTTCTGCTGGTGGTGCGGCTGGCAAGTATTTGCGTGGCTCATCTTTCGTAACATTTACAAACAACGGCACAGCACAAGGGGGTACGGCATAATGCAGTACACAGTACCAGAAATTAATAACAATGTAGCTAAGATACAATTTAGTGATGGCACATGGACGTTTGTTGAACTTACTTCAACGATGACAGAAGCGGAACTAGATGAACTTGTTTTTCATATTGCCCCGCCTCACTTAAAAACAGGCGAAGGTACACCATCTTTCTTAACTGCTGGCGCAACCAGAACTGCGGCTTTACAGCCAAGTGATGATGCATAATGAACCAGAACGATATTCCAATTGTAGCTGGTGGCTTGACTGCGCCATGGTGGTTGGGCGCACTCAATGAATGGCTTGGTTTGGTAGCTGTCGTTCTTACTATTGCTATGTTAGTTCGTAATCTTCTTAGAAAATAAAATGTGCGTTTCGTACTGCATCTGTGCAGTCTAATGTGTTGCTATGTTACAAGCATTGATAGCTCCAATAGCCAACATTGCTGGCTCATGGGTAGAATCCAAAGTTGAAACACAGCGAGCTAAGACTGCTGTTGCCAAGCGTGTTGCCGCTGGTGAACAAGAATGGAATCTTGAGCAGGCTCGTAATTCAAACAAAAGCGTGAAAGATGAGTGGCTTACAATATTAGTAAGCATTCCATTAATCTTAGCATTCACCGGTAATGAAGATATCGTTGAGCGTGGCTTTGCCGCGCTCGAAACTATGCCAGATTTTTATAAGACTGCGGTTGGCGTTGTATTTGCGGCTTCATTCGGCGTTCAACAAATGACAAAGATGTTTAAGAAATGAACCAATCAAAATTCCTTGACCTTGTTGCTAAACATGAAGGGCTACGCCTTGAGATGTATCACGATACAGTGGGCGTGCCGACCATTGGATATGGTCATAATATGTTGCAGCCGATTTCAGCACAGGCGGCAATGTGTATTTTAGAAGATGATGTTGAGATTGTATTTCAAGAATTAGATGAGCGCATGGAATGGTGGACAGACTTGCCAGAGCCAGCGCAGATGGTTGTAGCCTCAATGGTGTTCAACATGGGCTGGCCACGCTTTAGTCGTTTTAAGAAATTTATTGCGGCATTAGAAGATAGAGCATGGGATAAAGCGGCTTATGAGATGGAAGATTCTTTGTGGTTTCAGCAGGTAGGAAATCGTGGGAGGGAACTACGAGCTATGATGTTGGAATGCAATGGCGAAGCTGAGCAATGAAGAAGTCTTAAAGTATTATGAAACCTACGGGTCAGTGCGCAAAGCCGCTGATGCATTAGGTATATCAAAGACAGTATTTGGTAGAAACCTACAAGAAGCTAAGAGCCGCACGCTCGATTATATCCTACCTGATGTTCCCGAAGATGACTTGCCTGTTGATGTGATTGTTGAACATCTGCATGAGCGCTTTAAGAAACGTAAAGCGCATAGAGAAGCAAGCAAGTGGCATGAAATCCAGATGAAAACCAACGACCCTATCGGTTTATTATGGTATGGCGATCCACATATTGATGACAACTATTGTGA